GTGTGATCGAGGTTCCTTACAGAGGTAGGACACTCAAGATCGCTGGCGACAGAACCTTTGAGCCTTGGACAGTTACTGTCCTTAACGACAAAGGATTTGCACTGCGCTCTAAGTTTGAAGAGTGGTCTACTAAGATCCAAAACCTTCAGCAAAACCTGCAGACACCTAAGACCATCGCTGAATATCAGTCTAGCGCACTTGTGCGTCAGTATGATAGACAGGGTGGAGTTGTTAGATCGTATCAGTTTGTTGGCATCTGGCCCTCAAACATCAGTGCAATCGACCTTGCATGGGATAGCAACGATACTCCTGAAGAGTATACTGTTGAATTCCAGGTCCAGTACTGGACATACGCCAACGATAACAACGCTGGTAATACTGTTGATGCGTGATTTCGTCGCGTATAAATAATTGATAATGTATAGGGACAGTTGAATGTCACAACTATTTGGTTATTCCCTAGATCGAAAGAAAGGTAAGGGCTCTGCGAAGGGTCCTTCTTTCGTGCATAAGGACAATGACGACGCGGCGCAACCCATTGCTGCTGGTGGACATTTTGGTCAGTATGTTGATCTGGGAGACTCGGCAAACAAGTCGAGCGATGTCGATCTTATCGGTCGGTATCGTGAAATGTCTTTGCATCCAGAAGCGGATGCAGCAATTAATGACATTGTGAATGAGGCAATCGCTGGAGATCTTGACGATCACCCTGTTGATATTGAGCTTTCTAATCTTAAAGTGTCTGATGCTTTGAAGACACGCATCCGCGAGGAGTTTGACAACGTACTGTCACTCCTCGATTTTGATAGAAAGGCATATGACATCTTCCGTAGATGGTATATTGATGGTCGCCTCTTCTACCATAAGATGATTAACCCTGATAATCCCAAGGAAGGGATTACAGAGTTGAGGTATATTGATCCTCGCAAAATCAAAAAAGTTATCGAGTATGATAAACCCAAGGATCGCATTTCACCTGCAGATCCACAGGTTAACGTGTTGATTCCTAAGGCAATCGAGTATTATATTTACGCTCCTAAGGGTCTACGCGGTTACGAAAATAATGGAATCAAGATTGCACCTGACGCAATTTGTTTTGCCCACTCAGGACAACTTGATATGCAGCGCAACTATGTGTTGTCGCACCTACATAAAGCAATTAAGGCACTCAATCAGCTGAGAATGATTGAGGATTCCTTGGTCATCTATAGATTGTCTCGCGCTCCTGAGCGTAGAATTTTCTATATTGACGTGGGTAATCTACCCAAACAGAAAGCTGAGCAATACCTCCGTGAGGTGATGTCTCGCTACAGAAACAAACTTGTATACAATGCAGACACAGGCGAAATCAGAGACGACAAGAAATTCATGTCGATGCTCGAAGACTTCTGGCTCCCAAGACGTGAGGGTGGACGAGGTACTGAAATCACTACGCTCCCAGGTGGACAAAATCTTGGAGAGCTTGAGGACGTAAAGTATTTCCAGAAGAAACTTTACAGGTCACTGAATGTGCCTGAGTCACGTCTGGAATCTGACTCTTCTTTCAACGTTGGTAGGTCTGCAGAGATCACTCGCGATGAAGTTAAGTTTCAAAAATTCGTCGTTAGACTCCGCAAGAAGTTTGGCGATCTGTTTAATGATCTGCTCAAGACTCAACTTATTCTGAAAGGTGTCTTCACACCTGAAGAGTGGGATGATGCTAAAGAGCACATTCAATATGATTTCATTGCAGACAACTACTTCTCCGAGCTGAAAGAGCAGGAGATTATGAATGCTCGTATGGCACTTCTGCAGCAGATGGACCCATTCGTGGGTAAATACTTCTCGCTGGAATACATGCGCCGTCAGATCTTGAAGCAACCTGATGCTTTGTTTAAGGACATTGATAAGGATATGGAAAGAGAGATTGCGGATGGTAAGGTCATCGACCCAATGACAATGCCACAAATGGAAGTCGAGCAAATGGCAATGTCCCTCCAACCTGAGCCAGTTGACCCTCAGCAACAAGCTATGGATCAATACGCGCAGCAGGGAATCGATCCTGCGGATCGTAAAAAAGGAGATTTCTAAATAGTATTACTGAATTCTAAATAATTATGCCAACCCAATCCGCGCTTGAGATCGTCAACGCATTGTTTGCAGGTCAAAAAGATCTGTCAGACTACGTTGATTCTGCTATGAAAGTAGTAGCGGTTGATCAAATTGACGCAAAGAAACAAGAAATCGGATCCTCCATGTTTAAGGAGCCCGAGGAAACACCTGAAGTCGAAGCATCTGCAGAGACCGAAGTAACTGATACACCACCAGAGGAAACGACAGATGAGACTAATCAGGGAGGAGATTGAATCCGCCAAGGTAACAATCGTCGAAGGTAAGAATGGCGCGAAGCGTCACTTTATCGAAGGCGTTTTCTTGCAGGGTGAAATCAAAAACAGAAATGGTCGTATGTATCGTGCAGAAACCCTACAAAGGGAAGTTGCTAAATACAACGAGCAATACATTACCAAAGGTCGCGCACTAGGTGAGTTGGGTCATCCCGATGGTCCTACTATTAACCTTGACCGCGTGTCTCACCTTATCACTTCTCTGCAAAGAGAGGGTAACAACTTCGTAGGTAAGGCAAGACTTCTCGATACTCCTATGGGTAACATCGCGAAGAATCTTCTTGACGAAGGTGTAAAACTAGGTGTATCTTCCAGAGGTCTTGGATCTATTAAGGAAGAAGGTGGTATCAAAGTCGTCGCTGATGACTTTATGCTCGCCACTGCTGCCGATATCGTCGCAGATCCTTCTGCCCCTGACGCTTTTGTCAACGGGATTATGGAAGGAAAAGAGTGGGTCTATGCTGGAGGCGCAATCCAAGAGCAAAGAATCGAGCAGATTAAAGAGAGAATTGATAACGCACACCGTAATCAGTTGGATGAATTGAAACTTTCCGCGTTTCACTCCTTCATCAAAAATCTTTAATCTATAAATAACTATAGCAAATATCGCACGTTTGTAAACCAGGAGACAAAATGTCACAAGAGATTGAAACAACTCTGGATGAATCGAGTGTAACCGCTGGCGCAAAACCTGCCGAACCACAGCCCAAACTGGGCGCTGACGGTAGTAGTCTCGCTGGAGTACAAGATCTCGGTGGTCCAACCCCACAGAATAGCAAGCCCACGGATGACAGCAATAAGTATAAAACTGTTGCTGGTGGAAATGCTGCTGCACCCACAACCAAACCCTCTGACGCCTCTGGCGCTAAAGCAGAATTTGCTGCTAAGGGTGATGTGAAGGCAGGTCACGAGCCCGAGGGCGATGTGATTGCTGAAGAGCCTCAGGAGACTGTGATCGAAGTCGATCTGTCTGCTGATGTTGCAGCTCTTACCGAAGGTGAAGAGTTGACTGAAGAATTCAAAGAAAAAGCAAAGACTATCTTTGAAGCAGCAGTCGTATCTCGCATCAACGAAGAGTTGGAGCGTATGCACGAGGACTACGCTAAAGTCCTTGAAGAAGAAATTGAGTCTGTTAAGTCCGACCTCGCAGAAAAAGTCGATGAGTATCTGACTTATGCGGTTGGTCAATGGATGACTAAGAATGAGCTCGCCATTGAGCAAGGTATCAAAACCGAAATGGCTGAGTCCATGCTTACAGGTCTCAAGCAAGTTTTCGTGGAGAACTATATTGATCTCCCCGAAGAAAAAGTTGATGTCGTCGAAGAAATTCAGGCACAACTCGATGTAATGGAAACAAAACTCAACGAGTCTATTGAAGAAAATGTCGAGCTTAATAAGAGCGTCGGCACCTATATCAAGAATGGGATTGTGACAGAGATCGCTGAGGGACTATCGCTCGCTCAACGCGAGAAGATTGTATCCCTGGCGGAAGCTGTTGAGTTTGAAAATGAAGAGTCTTTCCGTGCGAAGGTCTCTACCCTCCGTGAATCGTATTTCTCTACCAAACCTGAAGCGACTACTGTCACTGAGGATGTTGAAGTTGAGAATGCTCCTGTTGGAGACGCTATGGCAGCATATGCCCAAGCGATTTCTCGCTGGAACAAGTAATTTACCCTTTCATTTAACCTAAGAGTCTAAAATGTTTAACGCAGAATCACTCCAGGAAAAGTGGAACCCCATTCTTGAGCACAATGAGCTCGATCCTATTAAGGATACCTACAGAAAGGCGGTTACCTCTGTCCTCTTGGAGAACCAAGAAAAATTCCTCAAGGAAGAGCGCGGTCTGGTAACAGAAGCAGCTCCTACTAACTCCTTGGGCGGCACTGGCTTCTCAGGTGGCAGCACTGCCACTGGTCCTGTTGCAGGTTTCGACCCTGTGCTGATCAGCCTCATCAGACGCTCCATGCCTAAGCTTATTGCTTATGACATCTGCGGCGTGCAACCAATGACTGGTCCTACTGGACTGATCTTTGCAATGCGCTCCACAACGGGCACCAACAGAGACATCGCTAACAGTGGTGTTGAGACTTTCTTCAACGAAGTCAACTCCGAGCATTCTTCCGAGAATAGCGCAAACGGTCTTGCATCTAACACTCAGACTGGATCTAATCCTGGTCTGCTTGCTGATGGTGCTGGTCAGTACACCATCGGTGGTCAAGGTATGACCACTGCTCAGTCTGAAGCACTGGGTGATGGCGCTTCTAACCACTTCAACGAAATGGGTTTCTCGATCGAGAAAGTCACCGTTACTGCGAAGTCAAGAGCTCTGAAAGCAGAATACAGTCTTGAGCTTGCTCAGGACCTTAAGGCAGTCCATGGTCTGGATGCCGAAAGCGAGCTTGCAAACATCCTCAGCACTGAAGTGCTGGCAGAGATCAACCGTGAGGTTGTCCGTACTGTTTACAAGATTGCTCGTCCTGGCGCTCAGAACAACACTGCAACTGCAGGTGTGTTTGACCTCGACGTTGACTCCAACGGTCGCTGGTCTGTTGAGAAATTCAAAGGTCTTCTCTTCCAAATTGAGAGAGACATGAATGCTATCGGGCACGAGACTCGTAGAGGAAAGGGCAACATCCTCATCTGCTCTGCAGACGTTGCTTCCGCCCTGTCTATGGCTGGTGTGCTTGATTACACCCCTGCTCTGTCTGGTAACAGCAACTTGCTGCCCGACGACAACAGCAGCACCCTTGCTGGTACGCTCAACGGTCGTATTAAGGTCTACGTCGATCCTTACTCTGCCAACGTTTCCGATGCTCACTTCTATGTGGCTGGTTACAAAGGTAGCAGTGCTTATGACGCAGGTCTCTTCTACTGCCCTTATGTGCCCCTCCAGATGGTCCGCGCTGTGGGTCCTGATACCTTCCAACCAAAAATTGGATTTAAGACTCGTTACGGAATGGTCGCTAACCCATTCGCTGAAGGTCTTACTCAAGGTCAAGGTGCTCTCACCGCTAACGCTAACCGTTACTACAGACGTGTTAAGGTTACTAACCTCATGTGATCAGAGATCACAATCTTCACAGAGACCCTACGGGGTCTCTTTTTTTGTCTCTGTATAGTTACGTTAAAAAGTAAGGAAACTTAGTTACGATATCAAAACAAACATAAGTAGTAGTAGCAGATCGGAGGATCAAATGGACCCAAACCTTTCTTGATTATGAAAATTTAATTGTTTCTAGGTATGGTAAATGCACAATCTGACATCAAGAAATCAACTCAATGAGTGGAGACACTTTCAGGAAACTGTAGAGGAGGAAAGCTTGAATGATTACTATGAATGTTTAATTGAGTGCGATATCTCAAATCATACATCCTGTAAAAAAATCTGTAAGGAGTTGCTTATATGAGAATGTCCTAACAGTAAACCCTATAAAAGCACCCTCAGCGGGTGCTTTCTTGTTAAATACCTGTATAATGTGAGGGTAACATGCCTAGGGCTAGAATGCGAAAGGTTGATCTCCTTGCCAAGATATACAAGCTGAAGACAGAGCTATATAATGGTAAGTATGAGCATGAGAATGGTGAGTGGCACGATGGTGCTCATCACACACTCAACAAAGTACTTGAACATCTACAAGAGTATTCAGAATGAAAGACCTCGACTTCATCGATGACTTCCTTGACGCCAAAGAGCGTGGAGAAAAGTCTAAGAATATCACAGAAGGTGATGCCAAAGACTGGGAAGACTTCTGGACTAGGAACGATGAGGATGGCAGAGATTAAACCATCACACTACATTACGGAGGAAAAATGCAAGGAGATGATCGATGATGCAATACGACGACATAATCGTAATGCTTCAATTATCTCAGTCATTGTTGGCTGGATTGTTCTTGCACTTTTTGCTGAGGGTCTGCTTCGACTTATTGGAGTCATAGAGCCCGTATTCCCTTGGTTGGATATACATACTTTGCTATAAATACTAGGACAAGATATCCTAAGACACATGGCAACGTGGAATAAACAAATTGAAAACAGGAATTTCCTGTCACCTATTGGGTTTAGGTTTACTCTTGCCAAGTATCCTAAGGTCGCATACTTTGCACAGTCTGCGAATATCCCACAGATCACATTAGGTATCCAACAGCAACCTACACCCTACAGAGCACTACCTCTGGAGGGTTTTATGACGTACGATCCTTTTACGTTGTCATTCCTTGTAGATGAGGACATGACTAACTATATGATCATGCACAACTGGATCCGTGCTCTCGGCACACCAAACGATACTATAGAGAGACGTGACTTTAGAAACAAGATGGTCGCACTCTTTGGTAATGATGACCTGTATGCTGACGCAACGTTGTCAGTGCTCAACAGTAACTTCAAAATGAATTTCAACGTCCAGTTTGAGGGTCTGATTCCTACTGGGTTGAATGCACTAGAATTTAATGCTACAATAGATGGCACAGAGTATGCCATGGCGCAAGTTACCTTCAACTACATGCGCTTTGAGATACAGGATACCGTCAACTACACCCGTGATAAGCGACTTACTTAATGAATCTAGACAAAATTGAGGAGATGTGGGCAAAGGATTCTGAAAGATTCTTTGATCACAGGGAGTTACCTGAGCTGTTGGCAAACGACAGTATGGAAACACCCAGACTCCATGCAAAGTATTTGCAATTTATTAATCAATTCAAACTGATGCTATCAGAAGCAGAGGTAAAGCGCAAGGTATTACTGCGCGAGAAGTTTGAATACTATTCTGGTAAAGCACCTGCCACAGTCTACAAAGAGAAACCATTTGCACTCAAGGTGTTAAAGGGTGACCTCAATGTGTACATTGATAGTGACCCAGATCTCACTAGAGCACAGCAAAAAATAGACTATCTTGAAACTTGTATAAATTGTATTGATAGGATACTTAAACAGATCGACAGTCGTGGATTTGCTATCAAGAATACTATCGAAATCGTGAAGTATTATGGAATCAGATGATTACTATCGAGAAGAAGAACGAAGTTTTTCTCAAAGTCGAAGGCGAGCAACACATCCATAAAGAATTAAGCGAGCACTTCCAGTTTGAAGTGCCTGGTGCTAAATTCATGCCACAGTATAGAAAGAAAGTATGGGACGGTAAGATCAGATTGTACTCTCCAGGGACAGGAGAGATCTATGTTGGTCTATACGATTACCTTTTAGAGTATCTCGACCAGAAGGGATACGAATATGCTATCAAAGATAGCAAGTATTTTGGCATACCTAACGAGGAAGAAGATTATGTATCACCAGAATCAGTGGCGTCTTTTGTTAGATCTCTGGGATTGCCATTTAAGATTCGCGACTACCAACTCAAAGCACTTTTCACGGCAATTAAGCAGCGTCGCAAGTTACTACTCTCGCCTACAGGATCTGGAAAATCGCTGATCATTTATGGTCTGGTCCGCTGGCATCTCAAGGCGGAGCGAGAGATCCTAATCATCGTGCCTACAGTCTCTCTAGTCTCCCAATTAACGCAAGACTTCAAAGACTACGGGTGGAATGCAGATGGGTATGTGCATCAGATCATGGGTGGACAGGAGAGGTATGTAGAAGCACCTGTAGTCATCTCTACATGGCAAAGCATATACAAAGAGCCCAAGAAATTCTTTGAAAGATTTGATGTAATCATTGGCGATGAAGCACACCTGTATAAGGCGAAGAGTCTGACAGGTATTCTGAATAAATGTCACGATGCACGCTATCGTATCGGGTTGACTGGTACATTAGACGGTATGTATAGTCATCAGTTGGTGCTGGAGGGTCTATTCGGACGCTGTGATAGGGTGACCACAACTGTCGATCTAATGAAAAAGGGACAGCTGACACCACTGAAAGTAAAATGTCTGTTGTTGCAGCATGGACATGTGCCATTCGATTCCTATCAGCAAGAGATGGATTATATAGTATCACATCCCAAGAGAAATAACCTAATTTGTAACCTAGCAGAAGACATAGGTGGCAATACACTCATCCTATTCAACTACATCGAGAAGCACGGTGACCCTCTATGGGAGATGCTAAATACTAAGGTGAGTAAAGATCGTAAGATCTTTTTTATCCATGGTGGTGTCGATGCTGTTGAAAGAGAAGAGGCTCGCAAGATCTGTGAGCAGGAAACCGATGCAATCATCCTTGCATCTTACGGCACATTCTCTACAGGCATCAACATTCGCAACCTACATAATGTAATCTTTGCGAGTCCATCTAAATCACGAGTAAGAAACCTCCAGTCTATTGGACGTGTCTTGCGTAAGGGGGATAACAAAGCACAAGCAGTGTTGTATGACATTGCTGATGACTGCTCCCGAGGTAACAGGCACAACTATACTCTCCGACACCTCATAGAAAGATTGAAAATCTATGATGAAGAGAAATTTGATTATGAAATCACTAAGGTAAATTTACGACAATGATTAACTACATCCGTCACGACAACGAATTCTACGGCATCGTCAAGTTGGTGTCTGGTGAAGAAGTTATGGGAACCATGATCGCCACGAATGAAGACAACTGCACAATGGTGTATGTGTCTGACCCTCTGTCACCTACTCTCACCCCTATAGAGAAACCCGATGGTGAGATGGGTCTAGCAGCAGGTTTTACTAAGTGGATGTTATGGTCAGATGAAGAATTTTATATTATCCAAGAGCCAGATATCATGACCATCGCCCCGATGTCCACCGAGGCAATCATGATGTACAAAATGTGGTGGAGGAAAGACGGCAAACTAGAAGATGATCAGGACCCAGGAGTCCCCATGAATGAAAACATGGGTCTAGTCGGTAAAGTCTCAGAAATGAGAAAGAGACTAGAGGATCAGTGGAAGAACTCTAAGTAGTATTGTTTCCAACCCTTACATGGTTGAGTATAATGATTATTCTTAGAGTTGTCAAGCTTGACTTCTAGGACACAAACCTTTATAATGCATTTGTGAGAAAAATTAAATATGACTGTAATGCCTCCTAAGAAAAAACAACATTACGTTGACAATAAAAAGTTTCTTGTGGAGATCGTCAAGTATCGAGAAGCAGTTGAGACTGCCAAGCTACAAGACAGACCTAAACCTAGGATCACTCACTACCTAGGGGATTGCTTCTTGAAGATTGCCACCCACCTGTCATATAGACCCAACTTTATTAACTACATGTATAAGGAGGATATGATCTCCGATGGTGTAGAGAATTGTGTCCAATACATCGATAACTTCGATCCCGCTAAGAGCAAGAATCCATTTGCATATTTCACGCAAATCGTATACTATGCATTTTTGCGACGAATTGCTAAGGAAAAGCGTCAGATGGATATCCGTGATAAACTCATCGAGAAGAATGGTTACGATCAAGTCTTCCACTCTGATGACAACGACAATCACTCTGATATGAATTCCATCAAGAGTCGCATTGAAACCAACATGCGTAACTAACTTCATGCCAACGGAAACCAAGAAGTCCACCCTTGCCACATCGCTGGGATCTAATCCCACAATCGAGAAGGACATCCCCGAGGATGTCGAATGGATTGATGATGCCTTCTACATCAAGAAGACCCGCTTTGGTCTCTATACCAGTGTGCTGAAGAATCCCCTAGGGGCAAACTTCCTCACTGGTGCAACTGAAGAAGGCATTCTTAAGACCACCAGATGGCATCTCAAGTGTCTCCAAGAGGACACTCTTCACTTATACACACGCACAGTAAACAGCACCGTAGGAGTAAAATTGTAATGGCATCAAAGGACGGAAATCAAGATCTTCACGACACACAAGAAAGGGACAACCCTTGCCGTGATAGTAATGACCGTGGTTATTGGCGGAAACGCCTTCGTGCTCTAGAGAATGGAAAGAAGAATGAAAATTCTACTGATAACTGATCAACACTTTGGTGTAAGGAATGACAATCAATTCTTTCAAAAACTTTATAGAAAGTTTTATCGTGATGTAGTGCTTCCATATATCGATAAAGAAGGTATTACTCAGGTCTTGTGCCTAGGTGATACCTTTGATCGTCGGAAGTATGTGAATTTTAATTCACTAGAAGCAGCACGAGAGATGTGGTTTGATCCTCTTGCTGAGCGTGGCATTCGTATGTCCATGCTGGTGGGTAATCATGACATCTATTATAAGAATACGATCAAGGTCAACTCACCTGATCTGTTGCTAGGTGACTACAACAACATCGAAGTCATTACAGAGCCTACTGCTAAGAAGTTTGGTAGTAGGAGTTTCCTTCTTCTACCATGGATCTGCCCTGAAAACCAGGAGCATATCATGAAGAAGGTCAAGTCCTCTAAAGCATCTGTATGCCTAGGACACCTTGAGTTGAATGGGTTTGAGGTTATCCCTGGTCTTAAGATGGACCATGGTATTGACCGCTCTCCATTCGAGAAGTTTGACTTGACATGCTCTGGTCACTACCACATGAAGAGTCAGCAGGGTCCTATTCATTACCTTGGCAACCCTTATCAACTATACTGGAATGATTATGGGTTTGATCGTGGATTCCACGTCCTAAATACAGATGATTTGTCAATGGAATTCATTGCAAATCCCTATAATACCTTCAGTAAAGTCTACTATACTGATGACATCGATGTCTCTACCTTCCCACAGTTGGAAGGGACATATGTTAAACTTGTCGTAGGCGATAAGAAGGATCAAGTTAAGTTTGATCGGTGTGTAAGGAAACTTCAGCAGGTTGACCTGGCCGACCTGAAGATTGTCGAAGACATGACTCAGGAGTTGGGTGAAATTGATGAAGAGATTGAGGTCGAAGATACCCTTTCTATCCTAGAATCGTGCGTCTCGGAGTATAAAAACCACGACGAGATCTTTGGTATCTTAAAGTCCCTATATGTAGAAGCGTTGGAGGTCTAATGTTTGTCCTGACTGACAATAAATCAGGTGGAGTATATGCTGTTAGAGATGATGAAGCAGTAGAGAGGGTAGTCCAGTTATTTGTTGACAAGGACGACGCCGAACGCTATTATGTATTATTGAAAGCAGATGAATACCCTCGTGATCTTACGGTCTCTGAGGTAGACGAAGATACCGTCAAAGAAAACTGTCGCCAATACGGGTATCGCTTCACCGTTATTGGCACTGACGAATTTGTTATCCCGCCACCACAAGATAAATGATCGTATTTGAAAAGATTCGTTGGAAGAATTTCCTTAGCACAGGTAATACCTTTACGGAAATGACTCTCAACGAATCCAAGTCGCAACTTGTTATCGGGTCTAACGGCGCAGGTAAGTCTACTATGTTAGATGCCCTGTGCTTTGTGCTATTTAATAAACCATTTCGTAAAATTAATAAGTCTCAACTGATCAACAGCGTCAATGAGAAAGAGTGCTGTGTAGAGGTTGAGTTTTCTATTGGTCAAGTAAACTATCATGTCATCAGAGGCATGAAACCAGTCGTTTTTAAGGTCCTTAGAAACGGACAACTGCTTGATCAAGATGCTGCTCAGAAGGACTACCAGAAGTATCTTGAGCAGAGCATCCTTAAGTTTAACTATAAGTCATTTACCCAGGTTGTTATCCTAGGTAGCAGCACTTTTGTGCCCTTCATGCAACTTCCTGCTACCCATAGGAGAGAGGTAGTAGAAGACCTGCTGGACATCAAAATCTTCTCCAAGATGAATACTATCCTGAAGGATAGAGTCAAGGATAATAAGGAGAATTTCACATCATGTAAGCATGTGTTGGAGATTTGTGAGACAAAATTAAATCACCAACGTGCATCCATTCATAAACTTACTGAATTGCAGGATGGTGTTATTAAAAGTTTGCACCAAAAGTTTAATAACAACGAAGATAATATAGTAAGTTTGAATACACGCAAGCAAGAGAATGATCACTCCATGAGTGTGCTAGCACAGAGTGTTAGTAGTCAGGCTGACGTGCAGGAGAAGTATGAAAGTCTCCGTGACATGCGATCTAAGATCGAGCAGAATAAAAACAAGGCAGAGAAAGATCATAAGTTTTATACCAAGCATGATAAGTGCCCAACATGTGATCAAACACTAGAAGAAGAGCACAAACATCGTCAACTGGTGGACGCTGAGTCACGTCGTGTCAAGTACAATGATGGTTATAAAAAGATCGATGAGCAGGTGGGCATTCTCTATGACAAACTGCGTAGTCTAAAGGGTTATGGACAGTCAATTATTGAGTTGCAGAGCGATAATCTAAACATTGATAAGCAGGTCTCACGACTGCTTAAAGAGAATGAAAACATCATGACTGAGGTCAACAAAGAGACTCCAGATATTGATGCAGAAAGGGTAAAATTAGACGAATATGAGGCAGAATTCTCTGAAAATATTGAGCGTTGTGCTGATGTTAGTAAGGAGTTTGACAACCTGAAAATCGTATCCACTCTCCTCAGAGACAGTGGTATTAAGAGTAAGGTTATCAGCAAATTTGTGCCTATTTTTAACAGTTTAATCAATAAATATCTGCAGTCCATGGACTTCTTTGTCAACTTCACATTGGATGAAGAATTCAATGAAGTCATCAAGTCTCGTTACCGTGATGTATTCTCTTATGCATCGTTTTCAGAGGGTGAAAAGCAGAAAATTGACCTATCTTTGCTGTTTTGCTGGCGTGACATTGCCAAGATGAAAAACTCTGCATCGACCAATCTCCTCATCCTTGACGAGGTATTCGATTCTTCCCTTGATACTGCTGCTACAGACGAATTGATGAAGATTTTGAGGGGTATGGACGACAGGACTAACCTATTTGTGATCAGTCACAAGGGTGACATCCTTCTGGACAAGTTTGATTCCGTGGTTACCTTCGACAAGATCGGAGACTTCAGCACCATGAAGCAGGACAGTCTATAAAGTGGCACCCTACCCCTTTCGGGGTCCTTGTGGGTGTGTATAATAGATGCATACACAAAGAAAGCATGACCGTACAAGAAGTCAAAGGCACTCTCGCCAAACTCCTCGCCACTGAAAACCTCGTTGTCGAGCACAGGGCAGTCAGCACAGCATCCTTCGATGTGCATAAGAGAATCTTGACCCTCCCTATCTGGAATGCTAAGGAAATTGTCTTCAATCTGCTGGTAGCACACGAAGTAGGACACGCCCTCTTCACTCCAGACGGTGACCTTCTGGACAACCTTCCTTGCCCTAAGTCTTATGTCAATGTGACCGAGGATGCTCGCATTGAGAAACTAATGAAACGTAAATTTGCAGGTATTTCCAAGGATTTCTACGGTGGATACAAGCAACTTCATGAGGATGATTTCTTCAGCGTCAAGGAGATCAACACTGAGACTCTTAAACTGATCGATCGCATCAATCTTTACTACAAATTGGGTGCAAATGCCTTCATGCCCTTCACTCCTGAAGAGATTCCTCTTCGCGATGCAGTAGGTGAGGCAGAGTCTTTCCAAGATGCTATCGATGCTGCTGTCGCTATCAAAGAGTTTGAGCAAGCAGAAGCAGATCAGCAAAAGATTGCTAATATTCCTGAAGTAGACAACAATTCTGGTGGTGGTAGTGACCAGCAGCAGGCACAAGATGAGCAACCTACATCTGAAAGTGATGACGGTGAGGAGCAAGAGAGTGATTCTGATCAAGGACAGCAAGATGCAGACCTTGACACTCCTTCATTCAACCGTGGGAGTGAAGAAGCAATGACTGATCAGTCTCTGTCAGAGGCACTGCAGGACATTGCAACTGAAAACACTCACAATGAGACTAGGTATCTTGAGATCCCTAATGTTGACCTTAAGCACGTCATTGTTGACCCTAAACTGGTCAATGACATAGCACAGTCATACTGGTCTGAGTATAAGCAACCTGGATTCCCAGACAGTGTGCTTGACTGGACTGTTGCAGATCAAAACTACAACAATTTCAAGAAAGATTGCAACCGTGAGGTGTCATATCTTCAGAAAGAGTTTGAGATGAAGAAGTCTGCAGCAGCACATGCTCGCGAGTCTATCTCTAAGACAGGTGTGCTTGACACTGCTAAACTTCACCAGTATCTTTATAATGAAGACCTCTTTAAGAAGGTTACAATCCGCCCTGATGGCAAGAATCACGGTCTGATCTTCCTTCTAGACTGGTCTGGGTCCATGGCAGAGATTATTCACGACACATTCAAGCAACTGCTGTCGCTGTGCTTCTTCTGTCGCAAGTCTGGCATCCCATTCAGTGTGTATGCCTTCGTAAGTGACGCATCATACGCTGAGTTTCGTGACTATGAGGAGCAACTTGGTAAGGAGAATGACTTCTATGTTGCCAAGCACTTCCACCTTGTAGAATTCCTCAACGGTGACCTTAATAACAGCACTTTTGACCGTTATGCAAGGGATCTTTACCGTGTCTCTCAGATGTATGAGCAACGCTACGGCAACCGCAATCCATTCGCTGAGCGTCCTGTCCCTGACTGCATCCCCCCTCACCTTATGCTTGGTGGCACCCCTCTGAATGAGGCAATTATGTGTCTACAGACTCTGATTCCTGCATTCTCTGCTAAGCACGGTGTTGAGAAGTGCCACGTCTCTATCTTGACTGACGGTGAGAGCAACTGGTCTGGATGCTGGGTGAAGTCTACCTATGACGGTAAGATTCATCGCTCTGCAATGCCTTCACAGTCTGCTATTCGTTGCCGCAAGACGGGTCGCACTTACAACTCACCACAGTGGGGCAACTACATGACTGAAACTCTCTTGCGTTACATGAAGGGTCGTTTCCCACAGTGTAACTTCACTGGATTCCGTCTTGGTAGCACCCGTGACATCAACTACATCATCCAAAACTTCAACAGTCTCACTGTAGGTGAGAGGAAGAGTGCTGCTGATGTATTCAAGAAGCACAAGTCAACCTCTGCCCCAATGATGGGTTATCAAGAATTGTTTCTAATTCAGAGTAACAAGTTGAATGAAGATGTAGAGTTTGATGTAGAGGAGGATGCGTCCAAGGCACAGATCACTCGTGCCTTCAAGAAGACTCTCAAGGCAAAGACCAACAACAAGAAAATCCTCTCGTCCTTTATCAATCAAATTGCATGAATATCTTTGCAGTAGATGATGATCCTGTCTTGGCAGCGACTATGCTGCCAGACAAACACATCGTCAAGATGCCACTAGAGTGTTGTCAGATGCTCGCTATTGTATTCAGTAAGTGGTATCTCAATGAGGGTCCTGTCTTGAAGAAAGATGGGACCCCTTATGCTACCGAGAAGGGTGCATTTCGTAATCACCCTTGCACCAAGTGGGTGGCACAGTCTGATGACAACATCCAATGGTTGATGCAGCATGGTATTTCTCTGTGTGAGGAGTATACATATAGATACGGTAAAAGACATGCATGTCAACCGACAATCACTCTTGCTGCACTCACATACCAGCATGGTTGTCCTGATGACCACACTCCCTTCGCTCGTGCTATGCCTGATGAATGGAAGTATGACGAAGACATAGACACAATCACTGCATACCAACGGTATGTGGCAAGTAAACCGTGGGTTGCGACCAACTACCTGCGTGTGCCAGATCGCAAACCGTCCTGGGTGGACTACCACTCGACCACAGCCTGTGTATAATAACTGTATACACAACAAAGAAACACATGACTTTCGCACCACACCCTGTGACCACCGATCAAATCGTTGACTACCTTCAAAGCAAGCACGGCGAGCAGGTCGGCACCACAGAATTGCTTGGTGCTGCTGAGCACTTCTCTTGCTCCTTCGCAACTGTCAAGAAGCGTCTCCTTGATTACAAGTCAGGTATCGGCAAGTGGAATCTGTCTGTGCAGGAAGTCCGTCAGCAACTGGAGACTGTCGTGAAGGCAAGCGAGTCACTCATTCCCTCTAAGGATGGTAACTATGTGCCCTTTGGCAACGCTACAGATCTTAAGAAGATTATTAAATCCAAGATTTTCTACCCAACTTTTATTACTGGACTATCTGGAAACGGCAAAACGCTTGGAGTCGAGCAAGCATGTGCCCAACTCGGACGTGAGTTAGTCCGTGTAAACATTACTGTTGAAACTGATGAAGACGATCTTATTGGCGGTTTCCGTCTTGTCGATGGCAATACTGTATGGCACAATGGACCAGTTATTGAAGCCCTTGAGCGTGGAGCAGTGCTCCTACTGGACGAGATCGATCTCGCATCCAACAAAATCCTCTGCCTGCAGTCAATTCTAGAAGGTAAAGGTGTCTTCCTTAAGAAGATTGGTCGTCAGGTCACACCTGCACCTGGATTCAACATCTTTGCCACTGCTAACACCAAGGGTAAGGGTAGCGATGACGGTCGTTTCATCGGCACCAACGTGCTCAATGAGGCATTCCTTGAGCGTTTCCCTGTGACCTTCGAGCAAGACTATCCTGCTCCTTCTATTGAGACCAAGATGCTCAATAACTACTGCTCTGAGTTGGATTGCTGCGACGATGACTACATCAAGAATCTAGTTGCATGGGCAGACATCATCCGTAAGACTTTCAAGGATGGTGGTGTCGATGAGGTGATCTCCACCCGTCGTCTTGTCCACATCATCCGTGCTTACAGCATCTTCTCTGACCGTGTGAAGGCAATCAAGGTGTGCCTCAACCGTTTCGATGATGAGACCAAGCAATCATTCATCGAATTGTATGATAAGATTGATGCTGACGTTGACATCTCTGTTGACAATCCCCTCAATCTCTGATATCCTTTATAGATAATCTCTGTTTATTATGGCAAACAAGTATAACGAAGATGAGATCATCAAGGAGTTGAAAGACTACATCTGCTCCACCTATCAGCAGCACTATTCCAGTGGTAATGGTGAAGGTGTCCAGACCCTTGATCTCATCAATGCTTGTGGTGACGCTGAAGCATTCTGCAGGAGTAACATCCTAAAGTATGCTTCTCGCTATGACAAGAAAGGCACTGCTAGACGTGACCTCATGAAAGTGCTACACTATGCTGTGTTGCTGATTCACTTCAGTGACCAGTCGGCAACAATCGAAACTTACCCCCAGTAATTATGCAACCCGAAGCAAGACAAACTGTTAAATTGAGCAAGCAAACCATTGATTTGCTCCGCAATTTCAGTGCTATCAACAAGTCTATTCTTATTGATCCTGGTAAGTTTGTAGAAACGATGTCAGTTAATAAGAATATCATCGCTGCAAGCGACATCCGTGAAGGATTTCCTGAGCAGATGGCAATCTATGACCTGCCACTCTTCCTCGGTGCCCTGTCCCTCTTCAAATCTCCCACTCTCTTCTTCCCTGATAACAAGAAGGTTGTGATCTATGATGAGGACACTAAGGGTAAGACTACCTTCTACTACAGTGACCCTGAGATCATCGGTAGAGTCCCTGAGTTTAATCCTGATCTCCCTGATCCTGAATTGTTCTTTGACCTGCCACAGCAGGACCTGGAGCAACTGATGCAGGCATCTAAAGTCTATGGTGTGGAAGACCTCTGCATCTATGGATATGAAGGTGAGTATAGTATCTGTGTGAAGGACAAGAAGAATGACACCTCTAATGTCTTCTCCCTGCCACTGAAGAAAGTAACCTTTAGTGACCCAGGTAAGATGACAGTTGAGCGTATGACATTCTGCTACTGTTTCAAGGTTGAGAATCTCAAACTCCTTCCTGGTAGTTACCATGTGTGTCTCTCACGACGCAACATTGCTAACTTCTCTAGTCTCTCCAACTCCTCACTCAACTACTTCATCGCACTCGAGCCCTGATTATGCAAAACAAACTGTTTCTCTGGGTAGAAAAGTATCGTCCTCAGACTATTGAGGAGTGCATTCTACCAGGAAACACCAAGGAAATCTTTCAAGGTTTTCTGGATCAGGGTGAGATCCCTAATCTCTTACTCTCAGGGTCTGCTGGTGTTGGTAAAACCACTATCGCTAAGGCACTGTGTAAGGAGTTAGGTGCAGACTGTCTGGTTATCAACGGATCTGACGAAGGTCGTTTCCTCGATACCGTACGTAACCAGGCAAAAGTGTATGCCTCTACAGTCTCTTTGACCTCTACTGCTAAGCATAAGGTCATCATTATTGATGAGGCAGATAACACCACACCTGATGTGCAGATGCTTCTTCGTGCTTGCATTGAGGAGTTTCAAAAGAATTGTAGATTCATCTTTACTTGTAACTACAAGAATAAGATCATCTCTCCTCTGCACTCACGGTGCTCCGTTGTTGACTTCGCACTCAAGGGTAAGGAGAAGCAAGCACTAGCAGGAGCATTCTTCAACCGTGTTAAAACTATCCTAGATAGTGAAGGCGTCAACTATGAGCCAAAGGTTGTCGCTGAGGTAGTCCAGAAACACTTCCCTGACTTCCGTCGCACACTCAATGAGTTGCAACGGTATTCTTCTTCTGGGAAGATTGATACAGGTATCCTTGGTGTCTCTAATGACATCAACATTACCAACCTCGTAGGATATATTCGCGCCAAAGAGTTTACCAACATGAAGAAGTGGGTGACTCAGAATATGGACAACGAGCCTATTTCTATTATGCGAAAGATCTATGACAACCTCTACAACCATGTCCAACCAAAGTCCATTCCTGAAGCAGTGCTGGTCATCTCTGAGTATCAGTATAAGTCTGCTTTCGTTGTTGACCAAGAGATCAACATGGTGGCATTCCTGACTGAGTTAATGATGAGATGTGAATTCAAATGAATGTAAAACTAATCCGTATGCGGTCTGGCGAAGATGTCGTTGCAGACCTGATCGAAGAGACTGATGATAGTCTCACCTTCTGTAATCCTATTGTCGCTATCCCCAGTGGGGAAGGCAGACTTGGGTTTGCTCCATGGGCACCACTCCTAAATGGACGTAATGCACCTGTAACTGTCCCCAAAGACTACATTGTCTTCGGTCCTCTTGACACTCAAGAGGATATCGTAAAACAGTTTGAGCAAATGTTTAGTATCATTGAAACCCCTAACAAGAAGTTGGTGCTATGATTGAGAAAAGGAGAGCACAAGTTAAGTCCAAATTTTATTATGTCTTCTGGGGAGTTGCTACTGTCTCCGTGCTGCTAGGTCAAATCTATGTTGGTAGTGGATACCGTAAGTTGCATTACTCTTTGGAAGACCTAATTAATAAGGTTAACGGTGTGATGCTTGAAGTCAAACCAAATCCATATGAGGGCTACATGTGAGACAAAACTACGAGCAACATAACTTCTTTCCCATCCAGTGTTATGAGTTTCGTTGTGATCAATTTCTAGTTGATACTACTCTGGGTCTTGTAAAAGATCTGGAGTATAAAGCGTACAACGAACCTACAGGTGTTAAGACAAGCGATGACATTCATCGTAGGGAAGTATTCAAACCACTCATGGCGTGGTTTCAAGAGTGTATAGACACTGTACACTTTGATTCTGGTTACGATTGTGATCGTCTTGCAGTCAACAAAGCATGGGCAAACAAATCTCTAGCAGAATCTGGTCATCACCATGACGCTCACAGACATCCTATGTCTTATCTGAGTGGTATCTTCTACCTCACTAAAGGTGCTCCTACAATCTTTGTTGACCCCCTCTTCCAGAGGGAGTGGGCATCTTTCCACCTAGATGGCAACATCGCTCAAGAGTTGGCATTCCATGGTGGTCCAGGTGGGTTGATTGTATTTCCTAGTTACATGATTCATGCTAGTCTACCCAACCGTGATGACGTTGATAGGTATTCTATTGCCTTCAACACCTATCCTGATGGTGGAATTAACAGTGGTGGGTTTGGTAAACCCATGAGTAAAGTTAAAGTGGAATCATGGAATGATGATCTTGGACCGTTGAAACTTAGTGACTATGCAAGGGACTGAATTACATATGTTTCCTGTCGTGTGCAGGACATATCAACAACCAGATAAGACTCTCAACCAACGTGTGATTGAATCCATGGAGGGTTATCCTGCACAGCAGTCTAACTTTCCTGAAGGTGTCATCACATCACGTCCTGATCTACATAAGGTAGAAGAGGGTCCTATCACAGAGTTGAGGCAATTCTTCTGGGACTGTCTGGCAGAGTATAGGTATGCCTACAAACTATACTGTGACGGTCTAGAGATCTCTTCTATGTGGTTTAACCATGCACCTGCTGGAAGTGGGTATGGGCACCCCTTACACAGGCATCCAATGTCCTATCTGAGTGCTGTCTATTACCTCACTCCTGGTGCTCCTACCTTCTTTGAGGATCCTGTAACACCTCGCACATCTGATACACTAGATGTCTTCCAAGGTGATATGATGGAGAGAGATTCTGGTATCAATGAAAAATTAATTGCAGAGGAGAATAAACTTATTCTCTTTCCCTCCTGGTTACGACACTACTCAGGTCGTCAACTAGAAAACTATGACCGTTGGACTATTTCATTCAACGTATTCCCATGTGGTAAGGTGAATATTGGTCCATTTGATATGCCACAACTACACGTCTCTATACAATGAAGTATTTGAAAACTCCACTCCGTTATCCTGGTGGTAAATCAAGGGTAGCAAAGATGTTGCTTGAGAAATTCCCAAGTGAGATCAATGAATTTCGTGAGCCCTTCGTGGGTGGTGGGAGTGTAGCACTGCTATTCTCTCAGAAGTATCCTGATATTCCTGTATGGATTAATGATAAGTATGTCTACCTCTACAGTTTTTGGAAGATGCTCCAAGAGCGTGGCGATGAGTTATCGGATACTCTCTACAATATCAAAGTCGAAAACAGCACGGAAGAAAAAGCGAAAGAGTTATTCGTCTCTGCTAAAGCAGAGATTTCCAACGCAGATACTTTTCGCCAAGCTGTGCTCTTTTGGATTCTTAATAAGTGTAGCTATAGCGGGTTGACTGAAAACTCTTCCTTCTCTAAGACAGCATCTAATCAAAACTTCACCACCCGTGGTGCTAATCACCTGAAGAGTATCTCTAAGATCATTCAGCACTGGCGTATCACTAACCTAGATTACGCAACCGTAATGAATCAAGAGGAAGGGTTGAGTAATACATTCGTCTTCCTAGATCCCCCATACAAGATCAACACATATCTCTACGGCACTAATGCCGAGATGCATAAGAATTTTAATCACACTCAGTTTGTAGAAGACTGTAAGGTATGTCCTCACAACTGGTTGGTTACATATAACATTGACGATGAGTTGAAAGAAGCATACAAGGACTTCAATCAAGAAGAGTTTCGTATCACCTATGGTATGAAGCACCGTCCAGATAATAAACTCAAGACTGAATTGTTAGTTACCAACTTCACTGAATCCACTCCTCTGGCATCCCTCTATGAAACAGTATGACATTCCTCTCAAAGATTACCTCAACAGTATCAACCTGAAGCAAGGGGATCTCTCAGAGGATCCTATTGCCATGAAGAAGTATCCAGCATACGTTATCAACAAGTGTATGATGCACCACATCGACACGTTGATGCACGCAAATGAGATGAATGCGTGTCAGAATTTAGACAGTGACTTACAATATCAATATTTCCTATATAGTGTGAGGAAGTCCAAGAGATTTTCCCCGTGGGACAAGAAGATAAAGGACGGTGATCTTGACCTAGTTAAAAAATACTATGGTTACAACACTGAGAAAGCACAAGCGGCGCTAAAGATTCTAACCCAGGACCAGCTAAAAATTATTGCATCTAAATTGAATACTGGAGGTAAGAAATGAGCGATGAGATCCAATGGTCTCAAGACATGATGCTCGAAGTGACGCTTAAAGAACCCGACGATTTTCTCAAGGTAAGAGAAACCCTCACCCGTATTGGTGTTGCGTCAAGGAAAGAGCGCAAACTGTATCAGTCTTGTCACATTCTCCACAAACGTGGTAAGTATTACGTCGTACACTTCAAGGAGTTGTTTGCGTTGGATGGTAAACCAACGAACATCACCACGAATGATATCGAGCGTAGAAGTCGCATTGCAAAACTGTTATCAGACTGGGGTCTGATTGCTATTGCTCGCGAAGAAGAGGTAGGAGAGCTTGCTCCCCTAAATCAAATCAAGGTTTTGTCCTTCAAGGACAAAGGTGAATGGACTCTTGAGTCCAAATATAATATTGGAAAGAAAAAACAACCTGCAGAGGTATAAGATCATATGGCAGACACGAAACCTGCTGAAACTGAGAATGATCGTGATGAAGACAAAAGTGAAGTACTTGGTAATTTGGTGAAGGTGACGGTCCTTATCTGGTCCGCATCCCTACTCACATTCAGCTATGTCCGACTACCTAATGGACAGAAAATTCTAGACTTCGACCCTACCTTCATAGCCTCAGTCTTCAGTGGCTCGTTAGCTGCCTTCGGACTCAGCCCAGCGAAGAGTGGTGGTAATGGTAGTGCTCCAAAGAAAGCCCCGTCAATCGGAAAACAGGAGGAAAACAATGCAAAAGTTAATTAATGCTATGGCAGTCCTTTCATTCCTTGGGACTGCATCCATCGTTGGTGGTGGTGTGTATGTGTATACCCAGAAGGATGCACTTTCTGCTGCTCTCATGGGTAAAGTTGCTGCAGCAGCAACAGAAGCAATCGCTGGTGCTCTACCAGGCATGATTGATAACGCGGTACCTGAGTTGCCTAAGGCGACTGGAGGTGCATCTATCCCATCATTCCCATGAATAGTAAACTAAAGATCGCAGCAGCAGCGGTTGGCGGTCTATTCGCTGTCGCACACGTTGGTTTACTGGGTTATGTGATCCACAGGCCGAAGCAACCTGAGATTCCTCAGGTGCCTACGATCAACATTCCTCGTGGTGACTACTCATCCTACAGCATCAAAGCAGGTAAGGATGGTTATAGTATTGAATACAAAGCAAACGACCCTGCTATCCTAGAGTCTCAGAGATCTCTGACTCTCGACAAGGAGAAGCGTGGAATGTTTGGTGGTGGCACTGAGAAACGTAATGAGTTTCGTAGTGATCAATATACTATGGATGGCACTCGCAACATCGGAGGGGGTGAAATAGGTGAAGAGGGAAAGATCGGGGGTGTAAGCGCAGAGTGTTTGATCGCGGACGCTGGAGCACGATCTCAAGGTGCAATGGCAGGTAGTGCTATCGCTGCTGGT